CGGTAGTCACACAGTCCATTGGACGGATCGCCAGAAAGGCAGAGGGAAAGAATGATGCCGTGTGTTATGACTACGTGGATGACATTCAGTTTTGCGAGAACCAGTTTAAGCGGCGCAAGACCCATTACAGGAAGGCGGGGTGCATCTTATGACAAGGAATGAAGAACAGGCAGTGCTTGCGAAAGGTGTGTGGTGTGACTCCTATAACTTTTATTTGAAGTATCATGGCCGCCCTGCTGATCCGGGCTTCTGGGAAGAGGCCACGGCAGACTTCGGGAAGATCATGAAGAAATATGGAGGTGCTACGGTGTGCGGCAGATTGATGCTGGCAGCGTTCAGCCTTTTGGAGGAGGAAACCCGATGAATGATCCAAAGAAGATATCTGTTCTGGTCTGCTGCATCTGCCAGAAGGTGATCAATGGGGATGCAGAGTGGATCAGGACAAAGAGAGGGACGGTGTTGTACATGCATAGAGAGTGCGTGAGAAAGGGGAAAGACGATGGATACAATATGTCGTAGGGATATAAAGCTAAGTGATTATAATATTTCAAGAGCGAAATACAATGAGCTTAAGTATTTTTGCATTCAGTACGCTGAAAAGAAGCAGAAGCTCCAGAATGCGTATGGGTTAAAGGCAACAGTGAATGATGGCATGCCTAAGAGCAACCTGTCAGGTGACTCTACGGCCCAGGAAGCAGTCCGAAATGCTATGATGCAGGAAGATATCCAACTCATTGAGGAAA